TCAGCGGCGCGGCGGGCGTCAGCGCGCGTCATTTAGACCCCTTACTGACGCCACCATTGCAGTCGTAACAGCCGTTTTTGATGTACTGGGTTATGACCTGAAACCTCTTCCCGCACTTCAGGCACTCGCAGCGCCACATCGACCTCAGACCTTTCGATCGCGATTGGATCTTTCCGAAAAACCCAATCACGCGGATTTTGCCGACGGTTCGTCCCGTCAAATCGTGGGCGATGATCATGGCGCGTCTCCCTTGCTTTTGGCGGCGTTCTCGCGCAGCCGTTTCTCGATCCTGTCGGCCTTGTGCCGCTTGGCGGAGGCGATGACGGGAGCCATGCGGGGCGGGCGTTTCTTGATCTTGCCGTCTAGCGTGACCTTGAACGACTTTCCGAGGGCTGTAGCCATTTGCGCCGCCTTCTTTTTTCGCCAGTACAGCAATAGCCCTTGACGGATGTATTCCCGGTCTTTAGGGGAGCAGGAGGTCATGCTCCCTCCATCTCGCACGCGTCGGCTATCTCAGCCATCCGACATTCGGCTTCGAGCACGCGGTAGCGATGGCCGTCGGAGGCGTCGATCTCGATTAGCTCGCCCTTAGACAAAGCCTCGGTAACAAGCTGGCATTCCATGATTGAGGCGGGCTGTTCTGCGAGTTGACCGCCAGCAAGAGTGAGGATCATCACGAAGGTGAGGGTCATTGTGCGGCCTCGCCATTTGCTGCAGCGGCCAACTCATTGCGGCGCTGCAAGAATGTTTCACCCAGCTTTTTTAAGGCACCGTTTAGGGTGCCGCCCTTGCCGACGCAGCACGTCGAATAAGCGTCGTCGAATAGCTTGGCCTCGGTTTTCAGCTTGGAGATTTCAAAGCCTTTAGGCAGCCGTCGTTTTTGGCGGCAAAAGTCGTGCAGCTGCGTGATCCACCCGTCTTTCGCGGCTTCGCGGCCCATGTCGGATCTAATCAAACCGCTCGCTGTGCGAATGGCGTCACTGGTCCAGTCGCCGTGATGTGGCCGGGTATCGGGCACCACGCGAGCGGCTGCGATAGCCTCGCAAACTTCGATCACCTCGGCTGGTTTAGGAAAGAACTTGGCCGTCTTGGCAATGCGGTCGGCTGCTTCGTCAAGGGTTTGCAGATCCCAACCTTTCAGGGCTTTGCGCATTTCCTCAACAAAGCCGCTTTCGTTCTCGGTGACCGGAGCGTGAAAAATACTCAACATCCGATCAATGAAATGGTTTTCGGGGCTCATGCGGCGCCTGCCATGCCGAACAGATCGCCACCAGATGCGTTAGCGTCGGCCTCGCCAATGAACTTGCACGCCTGGCGCCAATAGCTTTCCTTTAGCTCAAACCCGATAAACTTGCGCTTGAGACGCACGGCCTCATGGCCTTCCGAGCCGATGCCCATGAACGGCGACAACACCACGTCGCCGGGGTTGGACCACAGGCGGATGGCGCGCTCGATCAGGGGAAGCTGCAACGGGCAAACGTGGCGCTCATCGGCGTCTTCGCGGGCCACGCGCCCGTTAAGAACGTCGGTCTGGCGGACGTCCATCCACACAGGGCTCGCCCACTTCTGCCACAGATCGACGGGAACGTCGGTTGTGTCATGAGTAATAGGCTCTGGGTTGTCACCTGGTTTGCGAAACACCAGCACATAATCCGGCATCCCCATCCGGCTCATTGAGCTGTCTTTTTTCAGCTGCTTGTAGAGCAGTCCGAGGGCCTTGGTGCGCTGCATCTCGACGACGGGATCGCGCCAGACGGTAACGCGCGAGTGATAAATGAACCCCTCGTCCTGGTGCGCCTTTCGGATGTCGTCGGAGAATGACTTGAGGCCTATCACGCCATCCTTGAACTTGCGCGTCGGCAGATCGGTACAATGCACTGCAGTCAATCGGCCCGGCTTGAGCAGACGCATCTTTTCGCGGATGACGTGCCTGTACTGATCGAAGAACGAAACGTCGTCGGCGCAGTTGCCCATGTCGGCGGCGCTGTCAGAGTAGACGAACAGATCGACGAACGGCGGCGAGTAGATCGAGAACCCGACGCTCTCGTCCGGCAGATCGCTCATGCCCAATACGCAATCGCCGTGCACTGCCGTCCAGTTCTTACCATCGGCCTGATTGATGATCGTGTTCATGCTGCTGCCCTCATCCAAGCTGGAATTTTGACGTTGGTTTTTGGCTGATACGGTGCGCGTGCGTGGGTTTTCTGCGTTGCCCGCGCCATGCTGGCCCGCATCGCGTTCTTCATGGTCGTGTGGTCCTCGGCCTTGCGGCTGACCACGTCCCATATCGCCTTTTCCGTGTCAGCCATCGCCACGTGGACGTGCACCGGCCGCGTCTGTCCGAACCGATAGCTCCTGCGGATTGCCTGATAGAAGCTCTCATAGGAAAAGCTGAGCCCCACGAACGCCTGCCGTGCGCAGTGCTGCCAGTTCAAACCGAACCCTGCGATTGACGGCTTGGTGATCAGGATGCGCTGTTGCCCAGTCGAGAACGCGATGATGCGTTCCTCTTTCACGTCCGCCGACATCGAACCGCGCACCTCGACAGCGCCGGGGATGCGGTCAGTCAATGCGTCGGCCTCGGCGTCAGTATCGCACCAGATGATCCACGGCTCGCCAGTCTCGCGTCCGACCACTTCGGCGATCAGATCGGCGCGGGCGTCGATGGTCATACGCTTTTCGCGGTGGATGCTGGTTGCCGACGTTTCTGGGATGCGAAAAATTCGGGCTTGCCCATCCTTTTCCTCGCCAGCATCCGTCGATCGGTCTGCCGTGACGATGTGCTGGTGCATCTGCATTTCCGGCAGTGCAAACCCACTATCGTCAAAACCGAGATCTGACGGCATCGCCACACATCGCGACCACGACGCTACCCAATCCCAGAACGCATCGACCGCGTGCCCCTTGATGCGCCAGTCCTGAGAGGCCGATGACGTGTCGTTGATAAACCACCGCGACAGCATCTCCATGCCGCGCATGATGCCGAGGAACTCCGAATGCTGGCCAAGCTCCATGTGATCGTTAGGAGCTGGTGTCGCCGTACACGCCAGCCGATATGGCGTGGCCGAAAACGACTGGATCAGCGCCCTCGACGTGCGACCGTTGAACCCCTTGATGATGCTGCTTTCGTCCAAGATGACGCCGGCAAATTGGCCAGCGTCGAACTTGTCGAGCCGCTCGTAGTTAGTGATCCATATGCCTGCGCCTGTGATCTCGGACGGCTCGCGCACGTAGGTTGCATCGATGCCGAACTTCATCGCCTCACGCTGGTGCTGGGGACCGACTGCGAGCGGCGCCAGCATAAGCACTGGCTTGTTCGTGTGCTCGACAATGACGCGGCCCCACTCCAACGCGCAGAACGATTTACCGAGGCCGGTATCGAGGAATAGCGCGGCGCTGCCAGCGCGCAATGCAAACTCGGTTGAGTGCGCCTGGTGCGGGAACATCTTGGCGTTCATCGACGGGATGCGATCTAGCCCTCGCGGCTGGAACGAAACCGCCTTGCGGGCGATCATATCGAGATATTTGCTGTTCATGCCGAGATCCCTTCGCGAAGCATTGCGCGCATGCGAGCGGTACGGGCGGCGGATGCGGACATCGGCGGCGGCTGGGCATTCGGGCGCATCGGGGCTGTGGCGAATGCTCGACGGCTCCAGTTGCGCCAAGTCGCATCCCAGTCGGCTTTGCGGCCCTTCTGACCAGCGACGGACGCCCAATAATCGCGAAAAGTTTCAAGTTCGGCTGCGAGGCGGTCGGGGGTCGTTTGCGGGAATGTCGTTCGCGTCCACTGCCGAAGGTCTGCGCTCAAAGTCCAATCGAGATCAAGCCGTGTCCCGTGAATTTGCTTTTTCGGCTTCGGCTCGTCAGAGCGAAGCAAAATCTTACTTTCCTTAATCTCAACAGTAGATACTAGGTTAGTAAGTAAGTTAGTTTCTTCTACGCGCGCGGGCACATGCGCGACCGCAATAGATTGCGCCAAAAGCGCAATAGGTTGCGTTTCCGCAATAGGTTTCGCCGCAATGAGTTGCGTTACGCAATCAGTTTCGCGAAATAGGTTGCGCTTTGCGGTCTGAACGGCTCGCTCGGTTAAACCAGTGATCTCGGCTAAGTCGGAGGTCTTGTCGATGCCCGCGAGCATCAGAATTGCCAACAGCTTTTGCGTCGGCGTTCCTTTTGTCTTGACAACGATAGTCTTGATTTGGTCGCAGTTTTCGCTTAGAAAGTTAGTCATCGGCCAATCCAACTGGCTGAACGCATGCACTCGATTAGCCCCGCTCTCACAAAGCGGGGTTTTCTCTTTTTACGCACACTCAGAAAAAACAGGCGGGACGCTGACAGCCCGCCTCTAGGCTAGGGAGGAGATACGCAAGGCTACAAAGCTATGCGGCCACGTTACGCTGATTTGCGGCGGTTCTCACGCCGTTTCCCAAAGGGCGGCGAAGCTTGGATAGGCCGACCTCCAGCTTTCGAATCGTGTCGGCCTTCGGATTCCATCCGTCCCGCAACACGCCGTCAAGGACCGCAATAGGCACCCCTGCAGCACGGGCAAGCGGACGCATGCGGATATCGCCGTCCCGGATGGGCTGGCGAATGCGCTCTATGGTCTGATCAATCTTGAGTTTCATGGTCCGCAGTATGCGTCCGCTTCAACGGGCAAGTCAAGAAAACATTTTTCTCCCTTGTGTTATCAACAGTTTATCAACAATGTCCGTTGCGGCGGTCGATTTGTAGTTGACACTGCCCGTCCGAACGGGCGAATGTAGCGTCATCACCGGGGCGGCCTGATGGCTTACCCCTCGGCCTGCGGGGGACAAAAAGCGCTCCCCACCGTAAGGCCGCCCCGGTCAACCAGCTCGGCGCGGGGGCACCGACGGGGGAGAGGCGTATCGCCCTCCCCCGATACATCAGGAGGAACGGACTATGGCAAATTGGGTTCACGCTAATTTAGAATTTAACGGCATTCCTCTTCTGCTGGGCCTTGATGGCACGGCGGTCGCCGGTACTGAGCTAATAGGTGATGTCGACATTGACGCCGCTGGCCGCATTATCTGCGTGCGTCTCAGCGCTGCAAAGCGGGGCGATGAGGATATCATCATTGAGCGCGGCGGGCTGATCTGGGAGGCAATTTTTTCCTCGGTCGCTGTGGGCCTCAGTGATGAGATCGACGCGGCGACGGAGGACCCTGATGACATAGGATTTATTCGTGCAAGAACACGCGCTGAGCTCATGGAGCAACGCTGATGGGGCGCTGCGCTGAGCATGACCTACTCAACTGCAAGTGCAAAGAGCCGCTCGCGTCGTTCCTTGTTCGTCAGTTTGCGGAGAGTTCCAATGATCGAGTGGTTCGCGTGGGGGCTTGGGATAGCAGCAATTTTGCTGGCGATCCTCCTCGGAGTAGTGATCGCGCTAATTTCGGAATGGGACGGAGAGATAAAAAATGACGGCAGACATCAGGACGCTGACGGGAAGCAAGCACAAACCAGCAAGCGGGATCAGGCCCGCGTTAAGGCTGATCCGTGACAATGATCAGGCCGACGCGGAATTGCTAGCCCCTGTCAGTGATGCGCTATTTCAGATCGGCGCGAACGCGGCGAAATTAGCAGCGATGCTGAGCGACCGCGACGAGGCCCGTCGACTTATTGACGCCGAAATAGATGTACGGCTCGGATATGTGGAGGATGTGGCATGAGTGACGCAATCGCCAAGATCGAGCCCGCCCATGTGCCGGCACCGATACAATCAGAGTCCGCCGTTCTTATCTCCATGATTGAGCGCGCCGCCCGTGACCAGAACGTCGACATCGACAAGATGGAGCGGCTGTTTACAATGCACGAACGGATGTCGGCGCAGCGCGCCAAGGCAGCCTATCTCGCAGCATTTGCAAACCTGCAAGCTGAGCTTCCAGCCGCCACGCGCAACGGGAAAGGCCACAACGCCAAGACCTACGCGCGGTTTGAGGATGTCGTTGCGGCGCTTCGCCCGCATCTGCACGCACACGGCTTTTCGCTATCCCACCGCGTCGACACGACCGGCAACGTGATCCGTGTCGCAGGCATTCTGGGCCATCGCGACGGCCACACAGAGCAAACCGAGATGACGCTACCGCCCGACACCAGCGGCGGGAAAACGGCTGTGCATGCCATGGCCAGCGCCATCTCTTACGGCAAGCGATACGTCACGCTGACGCTCACCGGCATTGCCACTGAAGATGATGACGACGGGCAGAAGGCCGGTGCGCAACCGCCCGCCGCCGACAAGCTGGCTGAGCTGAAGGCGTTGATCGAGGAAACGAAAACCGATCTAGGCGGCGTGTGCAGCCATTTTAGCGTTGAGACGCTGGACGATCTCACGAGCAAACAAGCTGACAAAGCCAAGGCCATGCTGATTGCAAAACGGATTCAGCAGAAGGCGGCAAAGCCATGAAGATCATTGATTGCATTCAGGGCACGCCAGAATGGCACGCGGCGCGGTGTGGTCGTATCGGAGCATCGTCCATAGCGGATGCAACTGCCCGCACTAAAACAGGGTGGGGGGCATCCCGAGCTAATCTTGCCGCACGTCTTGTCGTCGAGCGGCTGACGAAAACAACGACAGACGGCTTTACGAATGACGCGATGCGATGGGGCACGGAGCAGGAGCCGGCAGCGCGCGAGATGTACGGGTTTGCCTGCGGTCTTGAGATCAAGCAGGTCGGCCTTGTGCTGCACCCGGCAATCTCAATGAGTCACGCCAGTCCGGATGGATTGGTTGGAGACGAGGGCCTAGTCGAGATCAAATGTCCCAACAGCGCCACGCATATCGAAACGCTGTTAGGCTCCAACATCGACGGCAAATATATCAAGCAAATGCAATGGCAGATGGCCTGCACCGGTCGGCAGTGGTGCGACTTTGTGAGCTATGACCCACGCTTGCCGGCTGAGATGCAGCTTCACGTTCAGCGTGTGCCCCGTGATCCGCAGATGATCAGTGATTTGGAAATGGCCGTCGTCCTGTTTCTTGAGGAAGTCGCGGCCACGGTTGAGCAACTGACGCGCCGCTATATGCAGGAGGCTGCATAATGTCAAACCGCAACGCCTACATGCGCGAGTACATGCGCGACCGCCGCGACAGCATTCGGGACCGCGAGCACATCCGACGCGCGGTTGATCGTGAGCGTGTGGAGTACGAGGCGCGCAAAGCGGATGTCGATTTTTTCCCTTTGATGGCTGGATACACAGCGGCTGAACGCGGCCAGCCTAACGATCGGGCGCAGCCCCAAGATTGGCGCACCGGGTGGAGCCTATGGCAGCGAAAACACGGGAAAACAGCATGACCGTATTCGAGGCGTCGTTTATCCGCCACCACCACCGCGCCGGAAAAGCGGCGCAGTGGATACAGCTGAGACTGTCAGAGCGTGACACGGCGTACCTAACTTTAGAGGCGATTCGTGCTCAAATTGAATTTATCGAAAGTATCGAAACAATCGAGACTGATGCTCGACCCTTTCGAGGAATTTCAGGGGATTGCGGACCGGATGCGAGATCGGATCGCGGACGAAGCGGCCCGAGCCGACCGGCTCGCGGCTGAGATGGCGGCAGATCGTGCCCGCCACGCAGAGCAGATCAACGAAGTGCGCTTGGCATTGACAGTTGCGGTTGACGCGTTGCGCTCAGCATCCCCGCGCAACGAATCCAGCGCGCTCAAGATCGCAGCGGCAAAACGGACAGCCAATAGCCTGTTAAAAGGTGCAGCATGACGGAAGCAGTTGGCTATAAGCAAGGTCTACGCGGCGCACAAATGTTTAAACGCCGTGTCGATCAGCTTTTTGAGATCATCGACGATGCGCGCCCCGATGAGCATTTCCGGGGGGCGCAAAACAAGCAGTTATTTCCGATGGACTTGTCCCGCTTCAAACGCATCGACGCAACACACTATTTCGACCTCACAGACGGCGAGCAACTCATGCACGAGGGGTGCTCGATTGAAGACGGAAGGCCGACTATGTGGCCGATGAGGTACGGCTACATAGTTGGAAGAAGGGGAGAAAAGGACGACAGTTGGGGCGAGGACAGCTTTCAATGCCATATTGTAACGTCTGTAAACGCCAAGGCGTTGCGCGGCCTTAGTCGATTGTATTCGACGCACATGGCCCGCTATGACGCGGTTGTTTTTCACAAACGCGGGGACATCTGGCGATTTGTGTCTAATAACACGGCAATATCGTTGATCGGGCGTCGGTGGATTAACGCCTCGACAAATGGTGCAGCCCATGACGGATGGGGAGTAGATGGTCGCGAGTTACCCCCGCGAGACCGCAAGGGTAATCAGGACGAGGTCCGCGCCGTTGGCGATCGGATGGATTTTGCGATGACCGGCGCTCTCATTGCCAGAACGCTATGGTATGTGGAGATCGGAAAAAAAGGCGGCATTTCTTTTGATTTTGCCACGCTGCCCGGCAAAGTGTCCGGCATATTCAAAGCCCGCGACCTGCCAGACGGGGAGAGCCGCAGATCAGCGTTAAAGGGATGGGTGACAAACCACTGGCGGACAGACACAAATGATCCTGAACTCGAAATTTATGTGCGCAAGCACCTCCGGGGGGCAGAGACGTTTACATGGGGCGATTACTTTTGCACCGTGCACCCGGCTCCGATCGATATTGAGGAAGCCGAACGCGCGAAAAACGAGCGCGTTTTGATGGGCGAACAAGCAAAGCGTCGGAAGTCCCTTGAAAAGCCGCGCGTGCGTGTGCCCTGGGTAACGCGGCCAATTTAGTCAAAGTCAACAGCCTCATAAAAGGTCTGATATGAATTGTCCTCATTGCGGCTGCGACGTTGACGGCAAGCGTAAAAGCAAGACGCGCTCGGTCCCGCAACATCGCAGATTTTTTGCGCTGATCCGCGCGGCTCACTCGCACTGGCCTGAAAAGCACCGTTTCCGCCCGATGTCAGAGGAACACTTGCGGAAATGGCTCCAAGCCAAAGCTAGTTACGCCAACATTCGCACCGTTGACACTGCCAACATGGACACGCAGAGCGCCATTGTCGCTGTTGCTGCTGAGCTTGCCGCTTCAGACCCGATGCA